GTATTTTTTCATTTCTTGGTATTCAAGTCCCCATTCTTCCGCATATTTTAATCCATTAGCGGCGTATGCTTCGTTTAATCCGCCTTTAATCATTAAATCGTTTGATTTGGCGGTTTCTTCTGTGGTTTTCTTGATTTGTTTTGCTAATTCGTATGCTTTGGTTACTGAATCGAGGTTGTGTTGTGCAACTTTTGCATTTGATTCTGTTAATTTGCGACTCGGATCATCAGCCGCCATTTCATTTAACTTGGTATTATAATCATCAACGGTTTTTTGAGCGTCTTTGATTTTTTCTTTTCCGTTGTCTATGAAATCATTGAACAGGTCAAATCTTTTCTTAACAGTATCTGCCCATGAAGCGACTGACGCAAACCAAGCAACTATTCCGACTGCCATCAAACTCATAAATGCTAATCTTAAAACTTTTACAGAAGTGGCTGTTTTTAATAATGATTTTCCAAATCCGGCTGTGGCGGCTTCGCCTTCTTTTAATCCACCTGACAACAAACCAATTTTTTGATACCATTTCATTGATGCTATACTTGCATCGCTCATCACTGGTCCAATAGTAGTGGTTTCTAATCTTGTTTTGACTAATGCAGTGAGATAACCATGTTCGGCGAGAGTTCCTTGTTTCACGCCCAATATTCTACCTGCTATTGCTTTTGTCCAACGAGTTTCAGCCAATTCAGCAGCACTTGTTCCACTGATAACTGCTGCAAGTGCTTTTTTAAATCCGTAAAGTCCTACTTCGGTTTTGTTTAAATTCAATACTGCTGTACCGATTGATTTAGTCCAACCGAGAGTTGCAATTTCTGCTAATCCCATTCCTTTGGTAACCATCGGCAAAGCAGTAGCAACACCTGTGATTGCAGCAATGAAACCTCCACCAATCAAAGCATTCTGACTAAAAGAACCCATACTATCAAAAGCTTTCTGTAAACCATCAATAGTGCCAATAATAGTATTAAAAGCAGAAACAACCATCGGTGAAATGGATTGAAGTAAATCCGCACCAAACTCCTCAAATCTGTTTTTAGTAATCTCAATAACATCATTCAAAGAAGTAGCTTTCGCAGCAAACACGTCCCAGTGTCTTGCGTCCCCAGCTTTCTTAACTGCATCTAATATACCATCAATATCTGTTTTATCACCAGACCAACCGTATTGCATCAGTTCTTCTTTACCTACACCTGTTTCTCTTGACAGACGTTGGAACTCACCTTGCAAAATATCTTTAACAGCAAGTGCTGCTTCTTCTGATGTCCTACCTGCCCTGATATATTCAGATTGCAATTCAGCTACGATAGGCATTGCCTTTTTCATCTGTTTCATAGTCATGTCAAATTCGACACCTAAACTTGAAACAGTTTCACCTAATTGGTATTTATTGACTTTTTGGAATTTAGATATGGTTTCGTCTAATGCTTTATTGAAATCTCTTAATCCGTTTTCACCGACTTTGGCGTTTTGTTTGAGTTGGGCTTCCATTTCGTTTTTAGCAGTAAATGTAGTTTTAACTCCTTCTGCTATTTGCATTGCGAAGTCCCATACCATCATACCTCCCATTGCAGTTAAAATCATTTTTAATGAGAGTAAAGCCCCACGAATTTGATATAAAGTATTAGATAATATTCTACCACTATGAGCGGTTTGTACAACGCCATTGTTGAAAGATGTAATGCCTCTTCCAGCTTTACGTGCATTAGCTTCAATCTTCTTATATTCCGCACTATTTTTAGAAAGGATTTCCCCATTCCTACCAATAGCAACATTCTCTAAATTTAACTCTCTAATCAAAGAAGCGACTTCCGCTTTGAGTTTCTGCATTTGAGCAGCAACTTTTTCGGTTTCAGTAGCATATATTTCCTCCGCAATTTCGCCATTCATAAATGCTGTTTCTAATACTCTCATTCTGTCTTTGAGTATTTTTGCTTGTTCGCCGAATTTGGAGAGTGCTTTACTATTTGTGCTGCTTAAACTTGAAAAGTGTGAGAGTGTTTGTTGTAATCTTGTAATTTCTGCGGTTACTTCGTTTACTTTTGCGAACCTTGACATTGAAGTGATTATTTTTTCAGATTCTGCTCCAAACCTATTAAATTCAGTATTTGTTGTTTTTAGTGCTTCGGCTAATCTAACTAACTCTTCTTTAAATTCTGCCATATGGATTTTACTTAAATCCAATTTTTCAACAGCCGCAGAAATTTCGTTTATGTTTGCTAAATAAGCGTTATATCCTCCCATTAATGGAGTTAATTGGTTATAACCTTCAACATCAGCAGAACCTCTAACTTGTTTCCAATATTTGTATTGTGCGGCATTTGCTTTTGCTAATTCAACAGACATGGACTGCCATTTTGCTTTTAATTCATCAGCAATTGCACTAATCCTTTGTTTGTATTGTTCTGCACTTTTAAGAGTTGAAGCGAAGAAATCTTTAACTGCTACACCATTTGCTTTAATTTCAGTATTGATAATGCGTAAATGGTATTCGACAGCTTCTTCAATTGCTTTTCCCCATTGCCTGTATCCGTTTGCAAATTCGGCACTTGGCATTGAGAAAGTATTGAGTGCATCAGCAGCTTTTTTAGCTTCGGTTGTTACTTCTTTAACGTCTTCTTTAACTTCACCTAATACAATGCTTGCTTTTCTTGAATAATCAGTTGTGGTTCTTTCTGTGTTTTTCCAGCTTGCTTTCCATTCTTCTAATTCTTGTTTGGCTTTTGCGATTTCTTCGGCGGTTTTTTCCATGTTTTTTGAAACGCCATCACCGGAACTTTTTTGAGTCCTGTCTACTTTAACTAACGCTTCATTGTACTTGTTTAACTCTTCGGTTTCCTCTTTGATAGTATTTTTGCGTTTTTTGGACTCTTCTCTTAATTTTTTGAGTTCTTTCCGGTAATCTTCGTTGGTTTTTTGGAGAGATGCCATTTGTTTTTTTAGTTTTTCTACTTCTTCTGTTACGCCTTTTCCGCCTTTAACAGAATTAAAATTTTCAGCTAATTGTTTTACTTCGTTTTTTAATTCTTCAATGGCTTCTTTAAATTTAGTGGTATCTAATTTAATTTCGGCTGAAACAGAACCTGCTGTGTAATTTGCCAACTTTAATCTCTCCTTTTAATTAATAAATAAAAATAAATTAGGCACTACCCCCAATGGAATTGGAGGAAGTCCTAAAAACAAAAAAGTATCGTATCTCACCAATGGAGGTAAGTACCTAAATTAGTTGAAAGTGGAATTGCACCACTTATATTCATCTATGCAACTATTTGAGTTCAATTAACTGTTTGAAATACCTTGTTAATGTATCAGGAATTGCTTTATTTGCTGCTTCGCCCATACCTTGATTTACAAAACCTATGTGTTCTGCATCAGACGGATCGGCGTGCCTATCCGCACCTGTTTCTTGATAGAACGCATAATCTCTTGCTAATGTTCTATCATAAGGATTCATATTCCTTACGATGTTGAATGCAGTTCCCCAATCACCATATTTTGCTAATGCGTCTTCAAATTCTTCTGAAAATTCAACCCATACTTTAAATTCTTCTTTTTCAAAATAACCTCTCTCACCAGAATAATTTGCAGTAACGGAATCTTCGTTCTCTCCTTCTTCAAATGTCCAGTACGATTTGTCTTGTCCGGACATAAAAAGCCATGGGTTATAATTATATTGTCTTTTCCCGCTTCTTCCTTGCAACATTAATCTTTTAGGAATTGGGGCTGTTTTATCTCCTTTATAACCGGTTGCAGAGAACATCATTTCTTCAAGGATTTTCTTTTCTTTATCCTCAAAATGAGATTCTAATTGTTCAAGATAATCTGTAACCGTATCTTCTTTGATTCGGATTTTAAACATCTTCGCCCCACATCTCCTCGTATAAGTCTTTCATCTCTTCACTGTCTTGTTTGCTGTCTTCATCATCGTTTAGTGCTTTGTCTTCTTCATCGATTAATTCTAATTCCATACAGTACATTTTACTTGTTGTCCAAGTGTCCCACTGCCAAAAATCAGATAAAGACAATCCTAATCCTTTTATTCTATGCACTAAAAGCGAATAAATGTCTATAAAAAAAGACTCCATCGCCCATGTCGGTGATGTCCGATATGGAGATGGAGTCAATTCTTCTGTATTATCCTCTGATTTCTTTTTGTGATTGGAGAAAGTCATTTACGTCTTCTTTTATCTCTTGGATAATTTTAGACTGTCTTTCTCCCACAATACATAATTGATAGTATTTTTCCAAGTTACGTGCTTTAATGGTGTCTACTGGTGTGGAGTTGGTTAGGAACTCTTTTGCAGTGATCCCATCTAATAGTGTTTCGACTTTTTCTGCAAGTAATTCATCGACTTTTTTGGTGTAGTCTTTCGCAGGATTGTTGTCGGATAGTTCTAACAATCCTGCTTTGACTACTTCTAATTCGTCCTCTAATTTATCTATTTCATCGATAATGGCAAAAGCTTTATCAAGTTCGTCATCGGTTGCGTCGGTTTTGGATTCGATGATGTCTACTTGTTTTGATTTTAATGCAATCCTTTTTTCTAATGATTGTCTTTTGTCATCTAATAGTTCGACTTCGTCTACGAATGCTTTTACATTCTCATTGTATTCTTTTTCAGCTTTTTCACTGAATTTTGTTAAAGTTTCGTTAGTTACTCTTTTGAAGTGCAGTTCTTTTTCGCACATTTCAATTGTAATATCTGTAAATTCTTTTTTTGCCATAAAAAAACTTCCTCCTTTAAGATTTATGGATTGGAAATTACAGGAGTTGAACCTGTATCGATGGGACTGGAATCCATCATGCTACCATTACACCAAATTTCCATCTAAAAAAAATAATAAATAGAATGTGTAGTTACTACACATCTATTGGTCTTTGTAAGGTGCGAACTTTTGGTTAGCTGCAATGTCTTGACCTTGTCCGTCTTTGAGTGGTGGATACCATGCGCTTCTTGAATTTTTACTTGCGTCAATAGTACCATCATCAATATGTAACGCAGCCAAATCAGAAACCAAATCAGCAATTAAATAAGATTGGTCTGCTTGTTCGATACCTTTCCATTCAAAAGTTAATTCTTTTGCATCAGAACCTGATTTAGTGGAAGTAACGTTTGTAACTTCACATACTGGGAATTTATATAAACCACTGTACGGAATACCGGTAGCAATTTCATATTTGGTTTCGCCACCTACGGTAACTTCACCGATTAAAGTTTCACCAGTACCTAATGTGCTGCTATCTCTGATTACGTGAATATTTCCACCAACGTGTTCATACCATACTTGCTTTTGAGTAATCTCGGCGGATACGATGTGCCCGTACTTTGCGTAAGCTTCGTATTCGGTTTCAAAGTATTTGGTGGCGTCATGCCAAGGCATTGTAATAGAGCCAGTAACTTCTCTTTGACCCATTAATTTGGTGTTTTCACCGAAATTATCGTCATGACAAGCTTGTGATTCTGCGTTGTTGTTAATGTTCCAACTTGCTTCACTGAAACAGTCAATGGATACCATTTTACCATCTGATGAACCTGTACCGTCCCATTTTTGAGTTGCTCCTATTTCACCAATCCAAACTTTTGTGTGCGGAGCCATGACGGTTCTTGCAAGATGGTCTGGCAAGAAATCTCTTGGCGGGTTTTGAGTGTTTACGATGTTGTAGTCAGAAACGAATTTTGGTGCAACGCTTGGTTTGTCATCTGCGTTGAATGTCATCTCAAATTCGTTCAACATTGCGTTGTTGAATATTCTACCGTCTGTGAGTGTTTTACTAAATCCATGGAATATTGTAGCAAATGGTAATTCCTCTTCGGTGTTTGATGGCATTGCAAAGTGGTGATTATACAATCCACTTGTAGTGTGTGCTGTAATGTCATCATGGGCTAACAACAAGAACAAGTAATCTTCAATACCTTGACCGAACCTGATACCATCTTCCCATGATGGTGCAGATTCTGCTTTGGTTCTGAAAGAACCCATGTCGAGGTTGGATACACCAGTATGACCCTCATCGGTTTCTGTACTGATTTCGTTACCATCTTCAAACCCAGTTTGCCTAATGGATACAAGAGGTTGAGCCACTTGGGCTTTGGTTAATTCTTCCCCTTTGATTCCGATAGCAGTGTGGTGGTGTGAAGCGTTTGGTGCTGTAACTGCCATATTATTTATCCTCCTTTATCTCTTTTTCCTTTTTAGTCCTGTTTACCTTTTTAGG